TAAGTAATATAAGTATTAAGAAGGGGAAATTGATGTCTGAAAGACAGCGGATTTCCCCTTGGGGAAGAGAGTCCACCCTTCTCTCTCCCTGTATACATGGTGAATGTACCTATAGCCAGGTAGGGACTAAGCTTTAGGAAGTCTTAAACCCGTTACATTATACATTGCTTCTATGTCTTTTTTAATTTGCCTTGCTTTATCTATTTGTCCTTTTTTAACTAAAGCATTAATTGTAGATTGTGTTGATGTTTTAAGATTTGACATAATAATAATAATAATTTTAAATCCAAGTTGGTAGGGCTTTCTTACCTACTTTACCTCTAGCTTCTCTACGTTGCTTGAGGTCCATTCCTAGTACCATATGGTTAGCGGCAGTTGTGGGATCATCTTTCCATGTGTCTAGTATGTCTTTCCATTCTTCTTGTTTACGAGCTTTAACAGTTTCATAGGCAGAGATACCCATAGCATCTGTATAATACTTTACACCTTGTGCTAGGCAGTCTAATCTATCATCATGTTTAACGGCTCCTTTCTCCTTACACATTCTAGACATTTGGTAGAAGAGCATATACATAAGTCTGAGTTCAGGAGCTTCGTCTTTATTTGATTTATAGTCCCATTCAATGACACTACGGTCAACAATAAGACGATGCTGATTAAGGACTGGCTCCAAACTATCAATAATACGGTCTTCTTTTCGGACATTAGCGCGTACTTCTTCAACGTCGATCGCTTGCTTAGTTTGTTGAAGATGTTTTCTAAAGAGTTCGCTAACGATTCCGTCTCCAAAGTTCGTTTCAATAACCAATTTAGTAACATTATATTTTTTACAACCTCGGAGGATGTCTAAGAGAGTGCTGTCTGAGTATCCGTCTCTATAAGCTCGCATTTCATGGAGGTAAAGGAATCCATTCTTTTGGGATAAGTAGGCGGCAGCTGTTTCATCTGTTCCACGTCCAGAGGGATCCACGCTACAAATTGTTTCGGAGTAAGGGGTCCATTCTCCTTGTAACTGCATAGGAGAGTAAAAGTAGTCACCAGGGAGGCCAACTGTAGGGAGTTCTTTGATGACGTTCCTAGGATCGGAGCACCATACGCAAGAGTCGGGAGCCATGCTAGGGTTGACGCTAGTGACAACCAAATCAGACATCTTAAGAGGAAATTTCTCAGCATCACTTAAACTGGTATCCAGCTGGAATTGAAGCATGTAATTAGAACGACCCATGGATGCTTCACGTTCCAATAGGTCGTCATTATCAAATCTATCTGGGTCTGTTACTTCCCAACCTTCTGCTCCACTATCAAGATCTTCTACGATCTGTGGTGCTAGAAGTCCTTCATATTGACTAAGTTTGTTCTTTCTTGGGTATCTTGCGGGCCAAACGAAGGGACGATACGAACGCTCTGCCAGCTTACGATAAACAGTAAAAGTAGTCTGAGGAGTCCCGAGATACATAATACGGCTATCGCTTTTGGGGGTAAGGATGGATTCAGCTTCCGTACAGAGCTGAAGAAGTTTCTCACGCATTAGCTCCGTCATGGAGTTTCCAGGCACCTCTATGTCGTCCAAAATCATTAAATCTGCGCGACTTCCTGTCAGCTGACCAGTTATGCCCACCGACTTTACGCTTGGGGCTTGGTGAGGAGAACAGTTTACGTCGAAGCTGATGCGACTCCAACGAGAGTCTTCTGCTTTCGGTTTGAGATGAGATAGCCATGGGGTTTCAATGATTAGTTTTTGTAGGAAAATGGACATGTTATCAGCTCTTTCTTTAGAAGCTGATATGATCATTATCTTTTTTTCTTTATCTTTGAATAGAGTCCAAAGTACAAACGCTCCAGTAATCCAAGATTTACCAACACCACGGAAGGCTTGGATCTGGAGACGCTTTGGACCATGTTGTAAGTAGTCAGCAATTGAGTACTGAGCACGAGTTGGGCTAGGTAGTTCAAGTTGCTCCCAAAGTGCTTGAAGGAATAGTTTGAAGTCGTCTTGAAGGGCGGTTACGACGGAGGTCATAAGTTAGCATCTCCTGGTCCTGAGTAACTAGTACTTTTCTTTGATTTTGTTTTAGTTTTCTTTGAGTTACCAGTAATTTTCAAATCTTCTATTTTCTGTGTCGTTTCCTTTTTTTTAGCTTCACCATATTGTGTTACATGTTGAATGCTTTTTTTTATTGCACCAGGATTACCTTTTGCCGTAAAATTTTTAAGTAGTGATGGTTTGGTATTTCCTGTACCATCTTTTTTAAGTGCTTTTGCACCTCGGGCAGTCATTTCGATTATTTTTCGAAAGCTGCTGCTGCTTCCTGAGCCTAGCATAATTAGTTATTAGCGATTGATAGTGTCTTTTCTAAACCTATTTGACTTAGTAATGCTCTTATTTTACCAGAAGATTGTGGTACTTGTTCCATACCAAAAACTTTAGCAACTAATTCAGCACGTTTAGGATCTAAATCTCGAATCAAATCTTGTTGAGATCTACCTAATTGTTTATAAATATCATCACCTCCTTTAGAAACTCTTTTATACCATCCAGACATAGCAGACTTCTGAGGATTTTTAGCCATATATGCTATAACATCAGTCCAATCATTTGGATCACCATTACCTTTACCCATTGCTGTTTGGATTTGTTTTAAACGTAATGAATTAACATTCATTGCAACATTTTGTTTATGCAATTGATTTTTAGCAAGGTATCTTAAAGCATCATCAGTGCTGAGCGTTTGCCATTTACCAGATTTAATTAAATTTTCTATATCTAGTGTTGAGGGTAATTTATTAATAATCTTCTTATGCATTTGATTATGCTCTGAACTAAATAAACCTTTAGGAAGGTTTACTTTACCTTTTAAAGCTCCTAAACCCTGACCATCAAGTTTAGTACCTTTAAAGAATTCTTTCCAATTTCTTGTTGCAGTAGGCTTTAATTGAGCATACTCGAGTTTCTGAATCTCGCGTGGGATATGACCTTTTTTAAACTTAGCGAAAAGTTCGGGACTTAATTCACTTCCTGGTATTACGTCCTTAAATTTAGTATTCTTTAAGAAATCTTTTATCTCTCTTAAGGTTTTATCTCCACCTAAAAGTTGATGTAATTGTACAGTCAAACTTTGTTGAATAGCTGCTGTATTATCATTATACATTCCCATAAAATTCCTAGGATGATTACCTGGGAAGATATCGAGGTTATTTAAACCTCTCATTAAGTCATCAGTATCAGTACGGCCTGCCATAGTTTTAGCAAATTGAGCTGCTTCATCCATATGATGTGGACTGAAGCCCTGCTTTATCATAGCTTCAGTAAGTGACTCTACAGTTCTATAATCAGCAGCACGAGATTTCGATCCGGCTAATTCAGTATAACGTGCTAAGTCGTCACCTTTAAGATTACGTAGATAATAGTCATGAGCTATATCCACCCCAGCAGCTCTATTCGACACTGATGCTGCTAATCTTCTAGCTTCACCAGATTTAGCTATCTCTGTAGCCACCTCTTTGGTACCTTTAATCATTAAAGGATTAGCTTTAGTGAATTGTTCTGCAGTACTTATAGCCAGTCTTGATGGCAATGCCGGACCACCTGCAGTTACAAGTTTAGGACTAAGTAAATTATCAACATTATTCCGAGCCATTTTCAGTAGACTAGGAGTAAGTCTTATACCATGTTTAATACCTTTCAGTCCTTTAGTAATCTTACCAGCACCAAACGCTAAATCTACTACATTAGGTGCTACTACATCAGCTACAAAACCTGCAGTTTTATTCCACTCTCTTACTTTCTCAACACCAGCAGATCTAATATCACCATAAGAAGTGTCTAAGACTTTATGTTCTGGTAAATGTTTAGTGAATACCCCACCTAAACTACGAAGTGATACTGCATTATCTATAGCTCTTACACTTTTATCTGCTATTTTTAGTCCTTCAAGCCCTACATTAACAAGAGCTTCAGCACTTTGATTAGCAGTATCAATTAATAAGTTATCTGTTAAATAATTTTCAGGCATCTACATACCTCCTAAGCGTAAGCTCGGTTACCACTACGATCAACTATCTTTGTATTCTTACCTTTCTTAAGCTTTTTAATTCTATCTAAAGAGGCTTGAGCTTTCTTTAGTTCAGCATCGGTTTTCTTTTTCTTGTTATCTTTTTTCTCTTGCTCTTTCTTAGCTGCAGTGTTTTTTTCTTTGTCATCCAGAGTTTTGCGGATGAAACCTTTTTTGTTAATAGACATAGTTACTTGCGTTGTGCTCCGCCTCTAGCGCGGTTTTTCTTTGTTGATTCGACTTTCATACTCGGATGACTTATATCACCAGTACTCTTTCCTTTACCATCAATCTTTAGATCTCTCCGACGCTTTTGTAGCTCAGCACGGTACTTCTTTTTCTTAGGTGTATCATTACGAGCTGTTTCATCCCTTGAATGCTTAGCAGCAGCTTTAGGGTTAGACCTATAGTATTTAGCTGTCTTACCAGGTTTAGACGTGAACGTTCTTGCCATACATCCTCCGTTGTATTAAGTCAGGGTCTACTTTAGGCATAATTTTATTTAATTGGTCTAAGGGATTACCTTCATATGCAACACCGCTGACATCATTGGTTTTGAGCCAATCGCACGCTGCTTTTAAATCTTGTGTTGTAGCCTCGCCACTTTTCACCCTTTTCAGGAATTCTGTTGTAACGAGATTATGTAATTCATTGAATTGGGTTTCAGTGGCTTTCTTCATTTATCTCCAGGGAATAGGGATTGTTTGATTAATGCGACAGCCTTATCGTCTAGGGTGTTCTCAGTTGAGGATACTAATCCTTCTAATAGGTCTATTATTAATTGCTTAACTGCAGTAGACTTAATAAAGGCGAATAGAACTGGTTTAATTAATACGATCATTTGCTTAGGGGGTTAAGTTTCTGCCACCACTTCTTAGGTGGTGGTGGGGGTGTTGCTTTAGCTTGTGCTTTAGCAACTTCTTTCATGAATGCAGAGATAGGGATCACATCACTACACATATGGTACACTCTTGTACCAGGTCTAATCATAAATCCCTTCTGTTGAAGCTCTCCACACTTCAGA